TGCGTTGCTCTACCAACTGAGCTATAGAGTGTTATGCGGTGGCAATCACCGCTTCATCTTGCGAAATGACTTCTTCTTATCAAACCCGTGCGAGACTATCCTGCCATCATTTGATTGGCTTGATTCTTTGTCTTTCTTTAAGGAAGAGAGTTAGCTATATATTGCAAGATAAACTTCCTCTTGGTCTAAGAACCCAAATCCGTTCTTTCCTAAGAAGAAGTTCGTCTTCAGGCGATAGAATGACAGCTTGTTAAGAGCGTCATCAGCAACAGATGTGATATACTCGTCATCTGAAATACCCGAGATTTTTTGATGTATTCGTTGACCCCAAGGAACTGAAGCCATATATAAGGAGATAATAGCATCATCTCCTTCAATCCTTTTGTCAAAGCATTCAAACGATGAAATCAGCTCATTGTTAATCGTAAAGTTGTCGTAATCCTCAATGCTTCTCACGAGGAAATACTTATAACCAACCTTGAGCAGGTAATGGCTAATATATATCCCACTCTTTGGTGGAATACAATAACCCTTATAATCCTCCATATCAGAAATAGCATTCCTAATGGAGTTATCAAAGGACGTTCTGTCTAAGGTGATATTCTTATCTACTCCCCACTTACCGACTAAGTAGTCGTATGAGTCTTTTTCTTTGGATATGATGTGCATAATTAGGATTGAGTTTGATGAAACTTATAACGAGTGGAAGCGGTAGGACTCGAACCTACGAAGCCATTAAGACGATTGGTTTACAGCCAATTGCAATTGCCACTATGCGACACTTCCATTGATTATAATAGCTATCCTACACTACGTAGGGTCTCCAGCCCCTATGCTGGTATGCTAAGCATCACATCTCTTTATTGTATCTTATACGTAATCAATGCAATAAAGTATTATGCTACGCTACGTCACCCCACCTTCGTCAAGGTCGTTCTCAGCAACGTTCCACTGCACCAATAGCTATGCGTTGTCCCTCTTTGATTCGAACAAAGACTAACAGAGCCAAGGTCTGTTGTGCTACCATTACACCAAGGGACAAGACCTACAAATCTCAAATTTCATACTAACAACTTACAAAGTTATTGCTACAATAATCTGAGTGATAGGAGTGTATATAAAAAGAGCTAACGCTTTCATCCTTTAGGTACGTTAGCGGGGAAGATTTGTCGTCCCACCTAAGGTTCGTGATAGTTGTAGCTACCCAACCTTCCTCGTATCCGCCAACCATTCGGTCGTGCATCCAATGCTTAACACCTACAAGTGTTACGAGTGCCCGTGTACCCCATGCAGGATTCGAACCTGCGCCACCTTTTCAGGTAATCTCTCCCACCGAGCTTATGGAGTTCCCCATATTCCCCAGCTTATGACGGAAGCTGTCGCAGTTTATGGAACTTTTTTCTACCGCACTTAATACTGACCAAACCCGCATGCATGCTAACCTAAGTGATAAGTTTCTGATTTGGTCAGGGTAGACTTTCCTGCTACCGAGGGGACATTACCTTGAGTTTATAGTCACACAACATCCCAAAACGGACTTAGTACACCCACTCAGATTCGAACTGAGATTGGCGGTTTAGAAGACCGCTGTCCTATCCATTGAACGATGGGTGCAAAATAAGCGGAGGATGAAGGATTCGAACCTTCGGTACGTTTCCGTACGCATCGTTAGCAATGATGTGCATTCGTCCACTCTGCCAACCCTCCGTTTTATATCTCACAAGAGAAGTGGGTGAAGCTCTGCCGTAAAGCCTAAATGCTCCTGCGAATAACCCACATGCCTTCCATCGTCATGGTCTCACCACTTGGACTTTTAGCTTTTCAGATGGTGCAATGTTGCTCTAATGATGTAGACTTTCTTGGTAGTCTTACGTGCTCCCGAGGTTGTACTTGACCTCTCGCTTAGCGCACTCCCTAAAATCAAAGTGCAAACGAACGCATAGGATGCTTTTCCAATATCCCGATACCCGTGTGACACCACAACCTATGATAAATGCCAATCACAGATAGCTGTTATATATCGTTTCAAACAGCACTAAGTCGGAGCTTTCTGCGGAAAGAGAGGGATTCGAACCCCCGAGTCCTTTCAGACCTTCGGTTTTCAAGACCGATGCAATCGACCACTCTGCCATCTTTCCGTTGTCGGTTCTGCATTTCTTAAGAATGAACATGATTACCGATATGTCCCGAACCGACAAAAGACATCCGTATGGTAGAACTATTTATGTCCGTACTATATACGCATCATAGCCATATCGCAAATCGTCAAGATACGTGCTTAAGTATCTGTAACATCCACTTATAGTTAGATATGCGTAATAGTCTGAGGTAGAGTTGTAGTTGCCATTTTGATAGCTATAACAAGCATCAACGAATTTGTTTATAATCCGTTCCAACTTGGCAATGGTTTCATCAACCTCCTCAGGTGACTTCCAACGTAAGCTACTTAGCTTTACCCACATAATGAAATCATTGATTTCTCTTTGATTCCTCTTTATCGTGAGACTAAGCTCGTAGGGAGCATCGTAAGGGTCTTCTTTGATGGGTTCACGGGTCTTTGTTGTTGCTATCTCAAGCTCAAACATCGGACTCCCATTATAATCTAATGTCTGCGAAGATTGGTATATCTTGACATTAGTCTTGTATGACCCTCTATCAAGACCTTCGTAAAACTCTGTCGGACTAATCATAACTCTTGTAGTTTAGTAGTTGTAGTGGAGATGGGGGGACTCGAACCCCCGTCCAAACATAACGTCAAAAAGGTTTCTACACGCTTAGCTCACCTTGTATAAGACGGCACTTCATTCTGAGCATCGGTTGCCGAATTTTTCCTGCTGAGTCCACCTCTGATTAGCAGGAGTAGTCTGAGGTGGTTGCTCTGATGTCCGACACCCTATTGAATATGCCTCAGAGCTTGAGCACATTCAGGATGGTCGTGGGTTAGTTTACTTCTTCAAACTAAGCGGCGACTCGGAAAGCGTTGTTGCCAACTAAAAGTTTTGCCTTTTGATTAAAGTGTGTAAGACTCACACTGCGTGCTTGCTTTGCAACTGATACGCTGTCAAAACCAGGCATCCCCATTTGTTAAAAGCACTATGCTGGAATCGAACCAGCCTTACGGAGGCGAGTGTCCTTACCGATAGACGAATAGGATGAAAACACCCCATACTCGGAGTCGAACCGAGTCTTTCTCTTTCGTGTTATCCGTGCCCTAACCGATAGACGAATAGTGCTTTATATCAATAGCTCAATGTCAAGAGTGAGACCCAACCCTCCGTACTCAACAGACTTTTATCGTACGGATGGCGAGACTCTCGTTCAACAACATTGGCGAATGTTGAGCTCCCTATTGGACTTGAACCAATGACCGCCTGATTACAAATCAGGTGCTCTACCTACTGAGCTAAGAAAGCAGTTGAGCCCTATGATGGAGTCGAACCATCCTACTCGGTTTTGCAGACCGATGCCTAACCGATTGACTAATAGGGCAAATCAAAGAGTTGCGGGAGTAGGATTCGAACCTACGACCTTTGGGTTATGAGCCCAACGAGCTACCACTGCTCCACCCCACTATTGCGGAACGTACGAGACTCGAACTCGTGACCACCTGCGTGACAGGCAGGTATTCTAACCAACTGAACTAACGTTCCATTGTCTGTCAGGCATTACGCATATACTCAGTACTCGTACGTACATGAAATACTCTTATATACGCATCACGCTTCAGCCTGGGGAGCGGTCTTTTTGTACGATGTGGAAGACGTTCCACTATTACCAGCCTACCACGACAGACGATATGGTAGCTCATGTACGTTGTTGAGTATGATGTTAGAAAGGGTAGCGAACCCCGAAAAATCAACATCAAGCTGGTACGCTTCTCACGTAGTAGTGACGGCTTTTGCAAGCCTATCCGTGAGACTTCAGTGGACTGCAAACATACTAATTTTTTGTCTACTTCGGGCTTCATAGAGGAATGGCTTTCCTAAAGGACAGCTCTTACTTCCCCTCCACCCGTGTAATCGGCAGTCCCTGCCGATGTTTCAATTATTATCGCTCTCGCTGTTCAAACTGAAACCCATCACGTGGGTCAATAAACACTACGCTTGAATCTGCCTCATCGGGTCGGTCGTAGTGCGAGCAGACGGAGGTGTCTACACGAATTGCGTGTAAGATTTCGTCTCGGAAGGTGTCAAGCACGATGTTTCGCACTACACCCGAGTACGTTTCCCTGAACATCTCTTCAAGCCGTGACTGACGAGAGCGGAATACTTCAAGCTCTTCTGCTTGTCGGGCGATAGTGCCCTGAAGGTCTTCAACGACATGACGCTGTTCACGTACTTGGTCGTTGTGACGTTGAATCACCTCCTGATGCTGTGCAAGGGTGATGCGCCCACGGAATGGGTATTCAAAAGTTTCCATTTTGATAACTCTTTTTGAAGATTAAAAATTAGTACTCTATGCGGGAGTTGAACCCACCTTTCAAGAATGAAAATCTTGCGTCCTAACCGATAGACGAATAGAGCATCAGGAGCTTCGGTACTTCTCAGTGCTTCCAACGTACATGAAAATCCACACAAATCAATGATTTATGTAGTCCTCACTTCTTGCTTCAACCTATCACTAC